GAGATTTTATAAAAATTTCAGGCTCTACAGCCATACCACGATATACTTCTCCAGAAGTATACAATTTGAATATGTCTGGATAGTTGTTATTCTTGATCAATTTCAAAATTTCATCTGAGGCCTTTCTTGGTAATGGTCTTTTGCCTGAAGCGTAATGTGAATCTAACATATCTTCTAGATAACTTTCTAATTTACTATAGGGTTCTTTTTCTGCCTCTTCATCCGGTGTAATATCTTCATCCGGAAATACGTAATTACCCAAAGGCCCTTGTCCATCAATCTCTAAAACAAATTTGCTAAAGTTTTCCATTATCACTTTCATATCATTCATGTGATGGACTCCTTAGTATGTAAACCTTCCATACAAGTATGGAGAAAATATAGTTCGTGGACTTATTGATCCTTTCTCAGCCGCTTGTGGTACATCGCCTAAATCTGTTGAATCTTTGTTGTCAGGGTCTATCAATGCTTCGTCTTCCATTTCTTCATAAGAAGTTACGGCTTTCATATATGGTTCCTCTGTTTTCATCCACTCTGAAATACCCAGCAGAGTTGACTTGACAGGATCTAGGTTTTCAGATTCCATCAAAGTTCCCTCAAGAGAACCATATACATTGCCACCTTGTATAGAATCATAATTTATGATTCCAATTTTCCTGAGGTACTCCAATAGTCTGGACTCTGCTCCGTAAACAGCATCTGTCATCATATCTTTTGCAAATGTCACTACTTTCTTGCTTTTTGGTTGAACCACAATATCAATATCCTTATGGTCTAAGATAATCAAATCTCCGTTTAGAGCCGATCTCAATTTCAAACTGAAATTGATTGGCTGCTCTTCAATTACTGCTACTTTGACAGGTTCTTGACTTGGTGAAATTTTTATATTCAAAGATGATTGCTGTGCTTTTTCATCGGTAATATTAATTTTTACGCTCATTTTTGTTTACCTCCGAAATTAAGTCTTGAATATAAAAAACTTCTTCTACAATTTTATGATTTATTGGAGTTTTTGAGTAGCCGTCCAGTTTATCATTAAGTTTTTTGAAATTTTCTATATTACTAGAGTTTGGGTTCTCTGTGAGTTCGTGTGTCACGGCCTCTTTGAGACGTCCAATCTCTTGATTTAAAAAAGATTTTAGTCCTACTCCATTGTCAGAAAATGATATAATGTAGTTTGTTAATAATTCTTTTTGCTCTTTCCTCAAAGTTCTTTCATAGGCGTTATTGAACTTTTTGACAAAGGTATTGTACTCTAGGTTGTCCAAGTGTTTCATCTCAGTCAATGTTTTCTTTTCCCTAGATAAAAAATTTACAAGATTATTTTCAAGCATGATCCTTTTCTTAGCAGCAAGTTTGAAATTCTGAAAGAACAGACCAACGGTTGCAATATCTTTATAATTCGGTATGAAATTTGAAAAAGCATTAGAGCCCAATTCTTTATTTATTTTGTTAATCAGCGAAGTTTGTTCGTTGAATATTGTTTTCCTTTCAAGGAGATCATAGTCTTTTTTAGTCTCTTGGAGTAATCGTCTGGAGAAATTATGCTCCAACTCTTTTGATTCTAGGATGGAGTTATACAAGTCCAACTCTTTTTTCAAAGTGCTATTCTTATGAAAAAATTTTTTCAATATATTTTGTGTTTTTATTTGTCTGGTCTTATCTTCTCGTACGATTGCTTTTGTAAGTTCTTTTACTAGGCATTCGTAAAGAAAAGCGGTATTTCTTTTCTTATTGTGTTTCATCTTTATCTGCCTTTTTTAGTGACTCAATCAAGGACTTGATTTCAAAGTCAGTATTAAATAGTTTTCTTTCTTCTAAAATATCATGATCTTGTGCCTCAGTAATACCACGGGCAAGAGAGTCTAGGCCTCCAAAACCAACTTTACCGGGGAATGTTTTTCTTAGTGTTCCTATTTCACCGGTTGCAACGTTGTTCATTTGCTTTTTCATCCCACCTTTTCGATATGTTCTTTTGTGTCTTTTGTATGGGCCCCTTTTGTTGCTTTTGGCATCGTCATCTCTTTTACCGGGGGGAGTTGCTAAAAGTACATCATCTTCGCCTCCAGCGTCATCTCCACCAGTATCACCAGCATCATCTGCTCCTGTGTCAGCATCATCGCCACCAAGGTCTAAGCCGCCACCTGCGTCATCACCGCCCAGATCTAGATCCCCTCCTAAGCCGCCACCAGCATCTCCACCTGCGCTCTCTGCACCTTTAGATGCGGCTTCCAAACTGGCTTCGAATTTTTTATCATAAAACATTTCTCTTTGCATTCTGGAAAACTCTTCTTCTGACAGTCCTAGCATGTGTTCAGCAACCCATCTTTTTGAAAAGTATCCTTCTGTTGCTGCACCGGCAATATCAAATTTAGTTTTCCAATGTTCAAGTTCTTGCATCTCTGCAATTTTTGAAGGATTGTTCAAAGATAAATCAAAGTTCAAAAGATCATCACCTCTAAATCCCAAAGTAAAGAGGTGAATGATTCCAATCTTTTCCAATTCAGCAATCACTACTCTTTGTAATCTTTGGATAGTTCTAGCAAATCGAATATCTTTTTGAGCAAGTGTCGTTTTATCTTCGGTGCTTCCTTCTCCCATAGAAAGGTACGATTGAGGGATTTTCAAAGCAGAAAATAGTTTATCCCTCAAATACTTTACGTCATCAATAGCAGCAGTGTATGTGCCGCCTTGTAGGTTGACAATATCTGTTGAAGACGTTCCACCGCGAATAGGTATAAAATAGTCTTCTTCAATAGAAAGAGGATTATATCTCAAATCAACACGACCACTGTCGGGATCTACAACTTGATGCCTTTTCATTTGTGTCATAACTTTTTGCATATATTGTTCCACTTCCTGTGGTGCGATGCCTCCAACATCAATCTTGAAGACCCTACGATCAGTCGCTCTGATAATCCTATAAGCCATCATAGCATCTTCTAGCAGTGTCAACTGTCTCCAAATACGCCTTGCTGGTTCCAAAGCGGAAGTCCCATAGGGTGCATACTTATCATTCCCCAACACTCTAAAATGGGCAATCTGCCAATTTTCGAAAGTCAACCCTCCGTTGTTCCATTGAAACTGTACATAGTTTGGATTAGTTTGATCTTGACCTTCTAATCTTTCTACTTCTTGGGCGGGTAACCCAATACAATTTCTAACTCCTAAATGTTCATCAATATCCAAATACAGAAAAAAGTCTCCATACTTACACATTGTTCTTGCCCAACCGAAGAGGTTGGAATTTACATTTAGTATATCGTAATATAAAGAATGCAATATAAACTTGATTTCTTCGTTAGCGCATTTTATTTTTACCATTGGTGTCAAAGAAGAGTGAGTGGTCATCTCATCAGCGTAAATGTCTAGCGATGAAGCAATCTCAGGTGTATATTCCATTTGATCAAAATCTACATATCTCTCAGACCTGTTTCTGTTCTCAATCATATTGAGGGCCATGATGTTCATCGGGTTGTATTCAGACTTTTTGAACTGCAATCCAGATGCAGACTTGAATCTACTAGAGTATTTATCAAGTTGTCTTCTTCTAAGTTGACGACCTGTTTGTGTTCTTCTCTGTGTCATTGGCCCAGAAAAAATTCTAGTTAGCGCTTTATACAGAGCGGAATTACTGTTATTGGGGTTTCTTTTGTTATTATTAGCCATTCTCTATCCTTTATAAATCCAAAAAAATTCTTTTTTCTTTTTTATTTCTTCTTTGTGTCTGTCTTCAAAAGTTTCTTTATAACCTACTTGCCCTTTCATCCTTGTTTGAAATTTTTGAGTGGACTTCATGATACCACCTAGCATAGCCTTTTTATACTCAACGTCTTTTTGGTTCTCTTGTAAAGCCGTGTCTCTAACCCAACAGCCGATTGCCAAAGACATGACAAGGTCATCATTATAGGAACGCATCGCCTGTGGTTTACCATTATACCATATAAATGTTTTAAATTCATGAAAAATCCTATTAGAATTCACTTTAATTAGTTTGTTTCTGATGTACTCCTCTAATTTAGCAACAATTAGGGGCCTAGTTTTAGAACTAGTAGTAAATCCCATTACTGCTCTGTCGTTGCCTTCTGCTATTGTTGCATCAATATATTCGTGCGTAGACTTTACGGAGTAATATATTTTTGGATATCCTAATGTGT